CCAAGGTCAGCCCTGTTCTGGGAATATGTCCGGCTGCTAAAGGAGTGCAAACCAAGATATTTTTTATTGGAAAACGTGCGCATGAATCAGCGCAGCCAAGACGTAATCACCGAGGCATTGGGTGTAAAGCCTATCCCAATCAACAGCAGTCTGGTATCAGCCCAGAATAGAAAGCGGTTGTACTGGACAAACATTTCCTTTGATACACCGGCAGATAAAGACATTGACTTGCAAAACGTCATAGAAGGCGGGTTTGTAGATAGGAAAAAGTCTCACTGCATAGACGCTAATTACTGGAAGGGCGGCAATCTTAAATCATACTTTGAAAAACATCGGCGGCAACTTGTGTTTGACCATGACAGTTTTACTGGCCTCTACAGAAAGCTAACGCCAGTTGAAGTTGAGAGGTTGCAGACAGTGCCGGATAACTACACCGCCCATGTCAGTAACACGCAGCGTTACAAAATGCTGGGCAATGGTTTTACTGTGGATGTTATAGCGCAGATTCTGCGAGGGATTCCCGCACTAGCATGCACCAAGTCTCAAAGCTAATCGTGGCTATGTCATCCTTATTAGAGAAAGCATCGTTGATAGCTGAGAGATACACAACGCAGCGAATCGGTTGCCGGTCAAACTTGTAAATGAGAACCGGCAGTTCACCTGTTAATAACGCAGCGGCGCAAGTTTGTGACCACCACGCATCCTTATGGATATTATTGGCTGTCGTGTTTGCGTACCGCTTGCACTCTATCAACCACCCATCAAGACCAATCAAATCACCTTTGCCAGCCAGCCTATATTGTTCCAGGTCACGCTTTACCTTTACGCCTAGCTGGTCATGGATTAATAGAGAAACCTCGCGTTCAAATGAAGCACCCTTGTTGCGTCCATTGGTCATTGTTCAAACTCTACATGGATGAGAAACTCGGCTGCATCTTCTTCATGCACCTCACCATCACCGTCACAGAACTCACAGGTCTGCATCACGCCCTTGATAAAGCCGCCGTTGGCATGGTCAATCACCTCGACCTCAACCTCATATTCACCAGCCCCGCCGCAGTCAGGGCAGTTAACGTAGTCGCTGGCTGTGGTGTTGTTCGTAGAAGTCATTAGCTTTTACCTTTCCATCTGTTGCTAGAGAAATACGCCGCATAGATTCGGGCGTAGGGAAACGCTGGTTAGATAGTATGCGAGACACAGCAGAGACAGACAAGCCAGCTTTCCAAGCAAACCTCCGCATGCTAAGTCTTTGTTCTCTAATGTAATCCTGTAAATACATACCGCATCATAATACAGTGTTGACAGATTGGCAATGGGCTGGTAAGACAGTTCTATTGGAGGGTCAAATGGAATACGAAATCCCAGACTATCGAAAAGAGTTCGGTTGTTATCACAACAGCGCATCAGGTGGTACGCAATCCACCTATGAAAACCTGTTCAAACTATACATTCGCAAAGAATACAAGATGCAGTTTCCTATGTCAGCCAGGCCAAGGGCAGGGCAGATAGTACAGCAGGGCTGCGACCATTACTTTGGGCTGCATGATTACTCGCCCGTCAGAGGCCAGCAAGAGGGCTTGACGCTAGGCGAGGCAGTAAGACATGCCATGACAGAGTACATGGAATATAAGCCTATTAAATGGGATGGTGGCAAGGACATGGAAGTGTTTGAGGCTTGTAAAGAAGCTATCCCAGAAATGATAGGTCATGCAGTCAGAGGCACAGAAGAATACTTTGGCAAGAACGTGGAGATGGTGGGTGAATACCAACGCGTATTCAAAGATGACAGGCTAGACATACCTACCATTATGTTCTTGGATTATGCCGATGACACAAGACAGATTGACCTAAAGTGTAGCCTGCCTGTAGCCAACCCGCCCAAGAAGGATGGCACAAGAACCTGGCGTATACCGAAACCAAAGACAGAACCCACCTGGAATCAGGTAGCGCAGCAGGCAGTGTACTGGAAAGGCACTGGCCTAGTGCCAGCCTTGCTGTTTGTTACTGGCGAGGGATACAACCTATGCACACCTGATAATTGCGACATGCTGAAGCCTGACGCATTAGAAGAAGCCTATGAAAGAATAGCGCAGCGTTGGCTGACTATCCAAAACCTGATGAAAGCTGCTAATGGCAACTGGAAAAACCTGTTTGGTATGGTTGCGCCTGACTTTGCAGAGATAGCGCAGCGGCATGGCCCTGAGATACTTGAGATTGCCAAACAAACTTGGAGGGTGGAATGAAAGTACCGACTAGGGATGAGATAGAAGCAGCTTTGAGAATACCAGAGGTAAACGACAAGACTGACGCTATGGGCAGGGTTATCAGGAAAAATAACTACAGCCAGATTAAAGTGAACAAGGGTTTCAATGTTGGTAAGCCGAAAGGGAAGGGTAAGTATGACTGAGGTAGAACAGGAACATGCGCAAGCAATCGACTTTACGCAAGAGAGATTGAAACGCATGGAAAAAGATATGGCGCACATGCAGAAAGACTTGGACGAACTCAAGACTATGCTTGCGTCATTTATGAAAGCGATTACGGACTACAATGAGGAGGTGAATGACAATGACTGATTTAACACAAGCAATGACAGTCGTGGCTGATTACTATAAAGACCACGCTATCAAGCAAAAGGGCGGCAAGATGTATCTGCAAGTGGTGCATCGTGTCGAGGCGTTTCGCCGTGTGCTTGGTGCAGAGTTTGGTATCGACACAAAGATTATTGTGGATGATGGACACCGCGTTGTCGTCAAAGCCATTGTTACAAACAGTAACGGAATCACTGTTGGGTCTGGTATGGCTGAAGAAATAAGAGGGCAAGGCCATGTCAACACAACTTCTGCCTTGGAAAATGCAGAGACATCTGCTATAGGCAGGGCATTAGCTAGTCTTGGTTTGTCAGGCGGTGAGTACGCATCTGCTAATGAAATGGATGCAGTGCCACGCAAGGCAGAAAACCTTAAAGAAAAAGCGCAAGTAGCCTACGATAATATCAAACAGAATCAGACGGTGGCTGTCGAGAAACAAGACCCTCCAAGTCAACAGTCTCCGGCCCCGTCTGAGCCAACCACAGAAATGACCCGTGAAGAACTTGATGCCAAGCACGACAAGGGCGTGTGGCAAGACATGAAATCACGCTTGCGTCAAATGAAGCATGTCAATAATGTTCATACTTTGTTTGAGTCTATGAAGCCTAAAATACAAGACATTAAACAACGAAATCCAGAGGCAGCGCAGCATATTGTTAAGCTGTTCCTTGATGCTGAAGATAAACTAACAACAGGAGAAGCCTAATGGCCTTGAGAAAAATCACAACTATTCGCTGCTTTGCGAATGACCCAGATAAAAAAGCAACCCATAGCAACTCAAACTGGAAGCCCTATGTAGGTAAGGAACCAGGTGATGTGGTTCTTAGCAAGGACACACGGCATCAAATCTCTGTTTTTGCAAATGAGGATGGTTCTATTGATGTGAGCATCAGTGAACGCATTGCAGAGGATTACACAAGCGGTGAAAGCATTGCTGCTAACGTAAGACAGGGCGGGATGCGTAAGATCGCCGAGTCAATGGAAACACCACCCGCACCTAAGCCACAGATGGCACTTGATGATGAAGTCCCTTTCTAATCTGGAAACTGCCTTTCATGCTTTAGACCATTGCAAGGATGTACTCTTGGAACGGTCTAGGTATGGAACGGTGGGTGATAACTTCCGGCAAATCAGTGAAATGGGGTCTATGATTACAGGCCACAAGATGACTGAAACACAGGTCTGCGCCTTTATGATAGCCGTAAAACTATCTAGGTTATCAGCCAAGGATGAGTTTGGTTTGAACTGTAATCACATAGATTCATTCGTAGACATCATAGGCTACAGCGCGATTGCTTTAGAACTGCTGGAAGATGGCAAAGAAAAAGTTTGATTCACGCCAGATTGCATGCGCTGTATGTGGTCACAAACATTATATAAAAGATGGTGGATGGGTAATGCTTGGGAGTAAGCAGCCTATCTGCTATTCGCTAAACAAGAGGGAATGTTATGGAAAGATGCGAGTGTTGTGGGCAGCCAAAACTAGGCAAGCCAATAAAGAAAAGAGGAAGGTGGACATTCTTAAAGAGTTTGAAAGTTGGTGAAGCGCTTACATTTGATAACTGGCTTGAACATGAAAGGGCAAGGGATGCTGCGCGACACTACAACATCCCTTACAAAGCCTTCAAACACAAAGACGGTTCTGGCTATAGTCTAGTTATTTCTTCTTAGACTTCATAATCTTTTTCTGTAAAGCGGCAGGCAATGTCTTCTGCTTTGCAGTCAAGCCCTTGCCTTTAGCGGCTTTCTTCTTTGGTGGACGACCCATTTTTGAACCGTAAGTTCCTTTTCCCATAGGCATAATTACTTTCCTTTCTTTGCTTTATTACGCTTGGATATTGCTGCTGCCTTCGACTTTGCATCAGCCTTGCTGCTTGCACCCCATGCCCTGAGAGACAAGAGTAACCTAGTCGGCTTACCATTCTTTCTTTCTGGCCCCCTCATACCGCCCATTCTCGCCAAGAAACTTGCGCGTCTTGGGTTGTCGCCCTTCTTTACAGGCGCTTTAAGATTCATACCCTGCTTCTTAGCAGACGCACGACCCTTGGCGTTCAACCCGCCTTTAGGGTTCTTGCCAGCTTTGCGCTGCCATGCTGGTGACTTAGCCATCTTTGTTCAGCCCGTGGGTGTACCCGTCTTGCTTGTTATATGTAAGCGACTCACCTCTACCGCCTTCAACGTAGCTACAATGTATCCAGCCAGAGTTGCCGCCAGTATAACACTCAAGAATAAGCTGGTCATACTCTAAGTTGTCCTCAATCCATCTTGCCAGGTCATAGTTGTCTATGCCTGCTACCTCAAAGTCTGCCGCCTCACCTTTGGCATGTTGGCTGTCCAAGCTACTGCCGATTGCAACACACAACTCTGGACTGCGATAACCAGACGACACTAAAAACGAACCAAACTCATCACGGATGGGCTGCAATATCTTTTCACACAACAGTTCCATAGCCTCAATGTGATGCAGTTCTGGGGCGTTGGGGATGCCCTTACGTTCAGCAGTCTGGGATTTAACCATTTCTTCTAACGTAAAGTTAGGTGATAAAGGATAAGTCATTTCTTTTTCTTTATTAGCTTTGTTAAAACTTTTGCTTGCTTCGCATGGGAACGAGAGGCTTTTCGTAACCCAGCCGCGACCTTTTTTACTTTAGCTTTTGCTTCGCGCTTCATCACTTCACCTTCCTAAATCTTCTGGTTTTTTTGGCAATCTTTTTAGGCTGCTTGGAAACTTGTTTACCAGCTTTAGTTGCCTTTCGTTTAGCACGGGTTGTCGCTGCGTACTCCGCTTTCGATAACGACTTAATGGCAGCGGAAGGTAAATACCGTTCCCCCGTGGCTTTAGACCCTTGAGTAGACGGTTTGCCACTTTTGGTTCTCCACTTCTGCTTAGTCCAAGACTTTAAGCTGCGTTGTGACTTAGCTAAAGGCATTACCTGTATCCCCCGCCTTTGGCTTTGTACTGCTTTGCAAGCATCTGCGCTTTACGCGCCGACCATTGGCCTGGCCTGCCACCCTTGCCACTAGCTTTTATCCTGTTAAACAGGTTCTTGCGCATAGTTGGCTTGGTGTAGTTACCCGCCTTGTTGACTGTGGATTTACTTTTTTTAGCTGGCATTACTTTGTTAATCCCTTTGATTTTTCAAAGCTACGCATACCACCTAGCCCAAGCATGCCTAATAATACAGTCATTAGGCTATCCATGTCAAAAGATGGATAAGCTACAGCCTCTATGCCCATGTATGCAGTCACAACATCAGCAGTTGGGAAGATAAGGAAGTGCGCAAACAAAGCCAGGCCACATGACCAACCCACAAAGGGTCGCCAGCCCGACACAAAAACACTTCTTGACTTGGCTTCCTCAGCATTGACAGCTAACTGGCCTTTAGCTAGTTCTTGCGCGTGACGGTCAGCCATAGTAGCTAACTCATGCGCCAGCTTGTTCTTCTGGTCTTTGTCCTCAACAAATTTATCTAACAGCCCTGTTACTGGCCCTATTAATGCCTGTATCATTGTTTAGCCTCTACTATAAGTTTAAGTTTTGCTATCTCGACTTCCAAAATATGCACCTTTTGCACCATATCCTGAACGCTTGCTGGCGGTGTCCACTCATCAATCCAGTTGTCGTTCTCCTCAACTTCTTCCATTGTCAGTTCAAGATTGTGTTCAAGGAAACTAATGCGTTCTGTCAGCCCAAAATAAACCCAAACACTGACCGCTGTAAAAGCAATCATGCTTATAAGATTCCGCAATGGAATTGTTATTTCACTTGCTTCGTTTAACTTTGTAGCTGCTTGTTTCATTAGTTATCTCTACGTCCTCTTACTGCCGCCAACGCTTTATTAAACGAATAAAACTCCGCTTTATCTTCATCAAATAACTTAGGCGACATGCGCTTTGACTTTTGTTGCACCTCAGAAACTGGCAAGAACACTGCTTTCCTATGTTGATAGCCCACACAGCATAATATGTCATAGTCCTTAACACTCCCAATAATCTTATTCTTGCGTCCATGCCCAAACTGAAAATGGTAACTCGGAAGGCGCTTGCCTTTCTGTAATAGTAGGCTCGCAGTCTTAACTTGTATCCTGATAAATTCATCATCTTTCCACGCTAATAAATCAACCTTGTCTTGCTGGCACATAGACACTCGCCAACCTAATGATAACACAATGGAAGCGGCCTGGTACTCACCGATAAGACCGATTGTCGTACTCATCCAACCTCAATAGACCTTGCTGTTGATACCATTACAGTGACAAACAAACCTATCACTACGCAAACAAGCGCAAAGATAGACAAGCCAATCTTAAAGTTATCAAGCATTTCTTGCTGGGCAATCGCCGCTTCTCTACGCGCCTTGGCTTGGGCTTCCCTAGCCTCGCGTATTCTCTTAGCGCGTTCATCTAATATAGACTGCCAAGTGCCTGCGCCAAACCTGTGGTCTGTCAAGCGCCTAATTTCAGCCACCTGTTCAGCAGCTAACCGTGCGTCTATCATTTCCTGGGCAACACTCTGAACGCCAAACTGGTCTGCTATTCCCACGCCAGTTTTTTTGTTACTAGCAGCTTGGACTTGCTGTTGACCGTTAAGAAGCGCATCTATGTCGCCTGCAATAGCGCCAATGTCCTTTGCAGTTCCAAGGGCTGACTTAATCCCGTCCACACTTGCTTTGACAAGCGCTATGCCAGCTAATGCAGTGCTAATCGGTTCCACTAGGAAAGCATACCCTTCTTCAATGTCTGGCAACGCCATTGTTTAGGCATTAAGCCCTTAGTCATTTCGCCAACATCACGCCCCATTTCCATTGCACGGCGTTCACATGCAGCGCGGGAATCATATGGGCCGCGAGTGTCGTGAAATTCGATACAATCGGTTGGAGTCGCTATCGCGCAAGCCAGTACGATTGCCTTAAACATCTTTCCCTAGAAGCCTCTGAACAGTCCTGGTTTCCCAGATGCGTATCAACACCCAGACACCAGTAATCAGCGCCACAGCGTCAGGAACCATAGCCATCCACGCGGCAACTGTTCCTGTGCCAGCAGCTACATCTAAAATGACTTTGGTTTCATCGTTCATTAGTCACCACTGTTTGCCGCTAAGTGCGCTGCGTAAGCGTCTTTAACCGCTTGAGTAAATACTGTGTTGCAAATTGCTTTAACATCTGCGTCCTCACCAGACGTATCTTGATTTGGCAAAATAATTTTGCGGTTAAATGTTTTGCTAATTTCAACGCCATCTCTTTTGATGATTGTTGCTGTGCGAACACCAACAACTTTATAATCAGCCTTACTAACGGTTTCGATTTTATCGTTAATTGTTTCTTCTGTTAAAGCCATTGTTTATCTCCTTTTGGCTATGCGGACTGTCCGACCCAAAGCATACGCAGTGGGCTATTGGTTTGTGATATATGTAATTGAAAAATAAAAGTCTGATTCGTCATCAATAATATGCTGATGGTCTATGTTAGTACGACCCAACTGAGGAGTTGCTCCTCCCTGATTATGTCGCTGGTTAAAGAAGGTAAGAACATTCTCGCTTGCATCAGCCATCACAACTGAACTATTAACATTGTCCATATCAATCAGACTTGTCACAACGCTACCAAATGTGTCAGCAGTGTCAGGTGTGTAGGGTAGACCGCCGATACGAAATACTTGATTTGATGTTGTTCCTGTTGTGTTAACATCAGTTAAAATAGCAGTAACGTGAACATTCCTGCCAATCCTAGTGTAGTGTGCGCTTGAGACGGTAAATGTAGGGTTACCCCCAGATGCAGCATTACCAACAGGTGTCCAAGTGCCTTCTTCATAGTCATCTAGTCCATTAGCGGCTGCGGTGTCGCCGTTGAATTTTAGTCCATCGCTATCAATGCGGATACGTTCGCCTACACTTCCACCCGCCCTCGTAGACAATACATATGAAACGTCTTCAGTTCCATCAGATGCATCCGTTAATACCGCATCAAGTCGCACACCTTCCGTTTGTTCTGCCGCATCATTGTCAAACATGTAACGTATACGACCTAAATTATCTCCGTCAGCAGGGCTGCTACTGTCTCGTGTAAGGTCAAAGCGCGGTCCCGCTGAGGCATCTGCATCTGTAGATTTTAGAGTAAGCTGAGTGGAGTTATCGGCTGTGGTGATTGTAAGGGGTACAGTCATAGCTGCAGTGTCGTTGCCAGCATCAAGAGAGAAGGCACTCGATTCTCCAGTAGTTTCAAATCTAACGTCAACATCTGCGCCAGCTTCATTAAAGACTACTGATGTTGGGCCTAGCATCATGGCTTCTCTGAGGTCGCCAGCCCTTCTAACAAAGAAGCGTAGCTCTGAATCCTCTGTGCCATCGCTCACATCTTTTGCTTGGGCTTCAATTTCTGCATAGACTATATCTTCGCTGGCATCATTTTCGCCTTTGTAACGAATTGTACCTAGTACATCATCATCAGCAGGACTTGCGCTATTCCTGCGTAGGTCTAAACGTGGCCCTTCTGTAGCATCAGCATCTGTTGATTCAAGTATAAGCTGAGTAGTATTGTCGGCCGTGGTGATGGTACATAAAGCAGACGCTGTGAAGCCACCAGCTAAGCTTGTAGCTGAAGCATCAGCACCAGAATAGCTGAACTGGACAGTGATTCCATCATCGTTGCTAAATGTTCCATTGCTTACAACATGAGTTACCGTCACTTTGCTATAACCAGAGGCATTAGTAACTGAACCAGTAATCTTGAACATAGCGTAGGTTGAAGCAGTGCCTTCTTTCGTTACAAGCACTATGCCTCTTGCTGTAGCATTAGACACATCATCCCAAGACTGTACAAACGTGCTGATGTCCACACCATTGTCATCATTATCATCAATAAATATGACAGTTGCAGAACTGATTGTGCCGTTGTTAAAAGCTAACTTGCCCCCACCTGGGTCTGCATCAGATGTGCTATTGCTAAAGGTCAAAGCCAATCCAGCGTTAGACCCAGCAGCACCAGTTGGCCCTGTGTTACCAGTAGCCCCTGTGTTACCTGTTACAAGCCCAAAGGCCAGCGCTAATGCACCGCTGCTTGCAGTGTAGGTTGCGCTTGCTGTGGGCGTTCCACCAGCACTTACGGCTGATACAGACGATGTGATTGTATCTACTTTGCCTGCGGTGACTTGCAAATCGCCAGAACCATCAAAGCCAAGTACCTTATTTGCACGGGCAGTAGCGTCATCAGTAAACTCTGATGTGGCAATTATGTTTGTCTGTGAAACCTTGAGTGACCGTCCAATTTCTTCTTCAAGTTCCTGAGTAATTAGCGTCAGTTTATCTAGCGCATCCTCATGGCTTTCGGCTGGAAACGGGTCATTTGCTACATAATCTGTTAGCTGGGTACGGGCTGTATTTCTAAGCAGCACAACAGTCTCACCGCTTACTGGTATGTTACCAGAAGTAAATACGACATTGCCGCCACTGGCACTGCCAACACCTGTTACAGTGTAATGCGTAGTTTTTGTCTTTGTGGCTTCAGCACCAGTCGAATCAGTACGGATGACAACCGTAATATCGTCATCATCGAATATCTTGAAGTCATACGGAAACGTGTCGTTTGACCCATCGCCGTTTGCGCTTTTCTTAGTTGTGGTGCTACTAACTGTCATTTTAAACTCCTAGAGTATATATACCTTATTTTGATGGTTTAAGAAAGCACTGGCTTATTTAACGTATTGAGAGGGTGGAAAGTAAAATTCCTGGCCTGTGTCTTTTTTCATTTTTCTTTCCATTCTTTTGAAGTAGCCAGGGTTTACAAACTCTGTCAGTTCATAAGCAAACAAGTAATCCACAGCTAGTTTCCCGTAAAACAAGTTCATGTACGGTGTATTGCGATACATTAGCTGCGCGGCGGCAGCAGCACCGTCGTCACCATCTCTAAACTTGGCGAATAGTTTTAACAAGTCCCCTGCTGTACCAAGTGAAGGGCCAGCAAATGTCTCTAACGGCGACTGCCCGTATCTGTTGAACTCACCAAATATAAAGTCACCGTATATCCCCGCGCCGCCGCCTTGAGTAAAAGCCCTGACGAAAGCATCCTTGCTTTTAGTGAAATCGTCAGAAAATATTTCCTGTGGTTCTTTGCCCTTTAGTATGTCTTTTGTTGCCACTGAAATGTACCCCATAGCAGTAGTGCCAAGCATCATTTTAGCAACGCCTAGTTTGCCGCCAGACTCTAACTGCCTCCCTATTCCTTTAGTGACATAGGTAATCGGGAACCCTTTAAGCTGCATTATCATTCTAACAGCTTCGCCTAACACAGTGCCTCTCTCCGTGCCTTGGTTCATTATCGCACGTTCACGCGCACCTGGCGTTGGTATTGCTGTGTCGGCGCTATCTGAATAGTAAGAGGCTATCTTTGTGCGCAACTCATCTTTGTATTGCTGGCGCATATCATCGGTAACATCTAGCGTACCACGCAAGTCCCTGATAATAGGGTCTATTTTTTGGTTGTCTATACTGTCTATTACATCAGTAGTAAGGTACTGCCGCCCATCTGCCATTGTTAGGTCTAGGTCACGAAACAAAGGCCACTCAGTTTCACCAATGTTATACAATCCCAACAGACGCTGGGTGGCCGCTGGTACTTGTGAAAAATCTTTTTTAGTGTAGTTTGCCAAATCTGCTGAAAGCATACGGGCAAGACCAACTTTTTGCGTGTGGTTCCACCACTGCATACCGTTCAACTTAAAGAAATACTGCTGCGCTTTTGATATTTGCCCAGGCGCACTGTCGTTTGCACTAAACCTAGAGTGTATTTCTGCCAGTTCGTTCTCAACGCCAATGTTCAAAAGCAGCGCTAATTCTTTTTGTTCTTCGCTATTGAATATT